TGGGAATGATCCCAACATTATTTGGAAGATATGCAGAGTCCCTCTCACCCTCCAAGGTGGGTTCAGTTACGGAGAAGATTATCCTCGACCGCAGAAGCGATCAGGTTAATCAATGATTACGTGTTAACCTCTGAATTAATCACAGAGTAGTGGCATGTATGTGTTTTGGCTTCCCTTTGGGGTTAGATGGCTGATGGCCATCATCGCGAAAGCGAGAGTTGAAGCGTTCACGAACTTCCCATCTAGAGGGTGGGGTCTCCTTCCATGGCGTTCTGCCAAGGAGTTGTTGTTATGATTAGTCAAGAAATCCAACTTGACAGAGTAGCATCGGAGGTTTTCCGGTGTCTACTGAGGGATTTCCGCCGCGAACAAGGCCCAGATTTCGCTCGGTCAGCTGAAGAAGCTTTCTCGAGTGGGATTAAGGAGTTCAGGGAGTATGAATGGCCTTCCCTGGGTGTGATTGGAGCAAATCGCTATAAAGCGTGGCTTCAGTTACAGCACCTTCACAAGCGGTACCGATTCGAACACGATGCGTACACGGATGCGGAACTCGAAGATATGACATATAAGAAATATGTCAAATTCCAAGAGTCTCGCGCTGTCTACGCTCCGCGTACACCCCGTCTTCTGCGGGTGTTGCGGGAAGCGCGTCTAGTCGCCAGAGAAATCCTCGGCGATATTTCTTTAGACGCGTTTCAACGTGGATGCAAAATCGGAAAGCGTGCCACCTTAGGGAACCCCCGAAATAACGCTTACATCGACTGTAAGCTCGGGGACCCGAAGGCATTCACGTGTCCAAGCGCACTTCGTCAATGGTTCTTCTCGGACCTAGACAACGATCCTTTGTTAAAAGGGATTGTAAAGGACGTCTTTAAAAGACGCCATGCCAGTGGTACCGGTGTGGACCTTAGTGCGGACTACCTCAACCTCGTACTTGTTCCAAAGAGTTGGAAAACCCATAGACCCATAACGCCTCTCTCTTTAGTAGGGTTGTTTTATTCCTACGGAGTGGGGGCTTGTGTGTCTGAGCGGTTGCGTGAGCATGGCTTAGATATTAGGCGGCTTCAAAGCCGCCATCAAAAGCTTGCTCGAAGGTATTCTGCGACACGGTCACATGTCACTGCTGATTTAAGTAGTGCGTCTGATTCGTTGCGTTCGGATATCTTGAACGCTGTCCTCCCTCGTGCTTGGTTTACATTAGTCCAAAAGACTTTTGTCAGGCGGGTCAAGATTAACGGTGAGGATTATTTCACCGAATCTGTATTGCCTATGGGCAATGGAGCGACTTTTCCAGTCGAAACTCTTGTGTTCTACTGTCTCATAAGAGCAGTAGGCCGTCTCTTGGGAGTCAATGGTACTTACTCGGTTTATGGTGATGATCTCATCTACCCGACGAGTATCCATACTTACGTTTCTGGAATTTTCCAGGATCTGGGTATCGGGGTGAACGGTGATAAAACATTCGTTCACTCGTACTTCCGAGAATCCTGCGGTGGTGATTACTACCGAGGATTTGATGTTCGCCCGGCTATGTTACCCGAGCGGCCATCACTTCATTTGAATCGCTTACGTTACTGCCAATATCTATATAAGGTTTTAAACTCCTTATTAAGACGTTGGCACGAACTTGAAATCTCCACAACTGTACATTGGTTGTTAAGAGAAATTCTCGCTTTTTCTAACGAGATTTTTCAAGTTCCCCCTTTGTTCCCCGATACGGCGGGAGTTCGAGTGTCTGTACCACTTAAATCGTGGTACATACCCTGGTCCCAGCCTCGCTCATTCTACAAGAATGGCTCGTGCTGGATCTCCTTTAAGTTCATCGGTGAAATTCCTGCTAAAGGCAGGCTTGTAATCGACGAGCGCCCCTTTTATTGGGACGTTCTCAGATCCATCAGCTCTCGTACTCCTGATTGGAGAGCGGGGTTTGGATGGTTCAGAGATCTTGGCCGAGAATCTTTGGTCAATGTCGATACAGGTACCTTGCGCCCCCAATGGGTGAAAGGTAGAAGGGTAATGACGTGCGCTTCTCTTGAAGAAGGCGTGGTCAAGAAACAGGTGTGCACAGTCTC